GGTTTCCGCGCACGACCGCGAACAAAAGCCATGACCAAACCCGCAAAACCCACACGCAAAAAGACTTCTAGCCCGCCGCCACTGCTCACCATAGCCGATGTGGCGCAAAAATTAGACATGAGCTATCACGAAGCGCGGAACTTTCTTGTCCGCGTTCCTATAGCAAAAACTGGCGCGAGGGGAGCGCACCTCTACACGCTAGAAGCAGTCACCGAAGCACGCAAAACCAGCGCCAACGAAAGCGGCAACGAAGCGCAACCTGGCACCAAAGAGTGGCATGAGGTCGAGAAAATCCGACGGCAGGTTGAAAAACTGGACGTGGAGCTGGACGGAATGCGCGGCAAAATGTTGGACCGCGAAGAAGTGAAGCGCGCAACAATGGCGCTTTGCATGGAATTCGCCAAACACTTAGACGAGATGGAGAGCAAGCTGGCGCCAATGGTTGCTGGCTTAACACCAACCGAGGCCCAGCCGGTCATAATTGCGTACAACGCCAAACTGCGCGAAACGCTGCGAGCGCATACAAAGGCCTGATTGATTTGAACGCATGGATAAAATAATCAATGAATGTTTGGCTACGGCATTTGCTGAAAAGCAAAAAGCAACCATTCCAGAATGGGCGCTTGATAACATCCGCTTGAGAGAATCGCCTTACGGCAACCAATTCCGAGCTACCGAAACGCCTTGGCTACTTGAGCCGTTGACCGCCTTCGCGGACCCCAACACAGAGGAGGTTGTGCTTAATTGCGCGGCCCAAACCGGCAAAACGGTATCCATGCAAGTTGCCATTGCTTGGGCGTTGGCAAACCATCCAGGGCCAACCATGACGGTCATGCAAGACGAAGACGCGGCCAAGGATTTCTCCAAAGAGCGCCTCATGCCAATGTTGGAAAGTTGCGCAACACTGCGCCGACAGTTTCCGACCGACCGCCACAAAAAAACGAACACCGAAATTTTTCTAACAACCTGCACGCTCAAACTTGGCGCCGCCAATAACAATTTCCTTCGTAGCTGGTCTATTCGCTGGTTGTTTGGGGACGAAGTAAGCGCATGGAAACCTGGCATGTTAGCCAGAGCGAGGGCGAGAACTACGCGCTATTGGAACCGAAAGCATTGGTTAAGCAGCACGCCCGAAGAGGAGGGCAGTGATTTCGACGGCGCATACAAGGCGGGCACATGCGAGCATTGGCACCTCAAGTGCATTGGGTGCAATGAGCTTTTTATGCCGGCCTTTTACGACTGCCTCCAATGGGACACTAACGACCAAACAAAACCAAATGGCGTGTGGGATTTTGAAGCAGTCAGCGAAACGGTGCGCATGGTTTGCCCTCATTGTGGACACCAGCACGAAAACACCGAAACCAACTGGCGGGCCATGAGCAAGGGAGGCTACGTAGCAACCAATGACAACCCAACGCCACGCGTTCGCTCGTTTAGTTTCAACCAACTTGCTTTACCACCTTCAGTCATGCCGTGGGCCGATTTGGTTGTCGATTTCCTGCGAGCCAAACAGCACGCCGCCGGTGGTTACATTCAGCCATTGCGCGAGTTTGTCACGTTGCGACTTGCGGAGCCATGGAAGGCGACCAACCACGTAGACATCGAAAAAGTGGTCGTCAAAGACTACGAACCAAGCGCCGAATGGGCCGACGAGGCAACGCGATTTTTGACCGTAGACGTGCAAGCATACCTTGAGGAATTTTGGGCGGTGGCACGCAGTTGGAGCAAAACAGGCGCCAGTCGTTTGCTTTCGTTTCGCCGGTTAACGTCTTTTGATGAAATCGAAGCAATGCGCAAGGAGTTCAACGTCGCACCACAGCGGACTTTCTTGGATGTCGGCTACCAACGCGCCAGGGTTTTGGCAGAGTGCGGCCGCTACGGGTGGATGGGTATGCGTGGTGAAGACACTACCGACTACGCTCACAGCATAAACGGGCACACAGTGCGCCGCATGTTTTCAAAGCCGACACGCGTTAGCGCCACAGGACGCACGGCGCCACCAGTGTTTAGATGGAGCAACCCAACAACCAAGGACGTTCTGCAACTGCTTAAAAGCGGCAAATCGCATCCTTGGGAGGTTTGCGACTTGGGCGAAATGGCCGACGAATACGCCAAGCAAATAGACTCCGAGCGGAAAAAGGAGGTTTTGGACAAGCACGGCAGAACCACTTTGCGCTGGGTGTCCTTCCGCGCAAATCACGGCTGGGACTGCGAACTTATGCAAGTTGTAGCGGCGAGTATTGCAAAACTATTTAGCACTGCGGAATAAGAAATACATCAACCCAGCAATCCACGGTGATTAAGTTTTAAACCTTACTGCCACCGACAATACCCGACAATACCGACAAAAAGGGGGGTTATGTCAGTTTTGTCCATTATTGTCGGTGGGGGGTGAAGATGAAAAACAGGCACAAGTCCAGTGGACCAGTGGACTCTGTTTGTGAGTTCTAGAACTTTTCAGGTCTTGTTATTGGCTTTCAGTTGGATGGAAAGATTGCGTCCTAATTTCTCAGCAACTCGGCAACTTAGCCCACTGGTCCACTGAACTATTTAGCACTGCGGAATAAGAAAAACATAAAACACAAAAGCAAGGGCGGCAGCGGTTAATCGTTGCCGCCTTTTTATTTGTGCATGTTGCTTTTACACATTTTGCCTATCTATACAGATGGCAAGCGACATCACCGCATTTCTCAATTTGCAGAGCGATGGCTACCTTTTGACTCTAAAGGAAAGGGTAGCTGACGCTATTTTGGCAGGTAGTGTCACCGTCTCTTTTAGCAACGCATCACAAAGCGGCAGTATGCAGCTCGTTATGCCCACCGACGAACTAGCCGCACAATTAACCACGGTTTTGATTGCTAAGGGACTAGCCAACGGCGCCACTAAACCAACACGAATGACTTTTGCAAGGTTTGCGCGATGAGCGAAATTGTAGACCACAACGGCAGACCAATTGTTGCGGCGCCCCAACCGCGAAAACGCGCAACCATCAACGGCCATTACCGCGGCACCGAATCAAACCGATTCCGCACTTCGCTGCCATACATTGCCGCCGACATAAATCAAACGCTGAATCGAGGCACGCGCCGCCGGTTGATGGCATTTTCGCGGTGGCTGTATGCAAATCACGGAATGGTCAGGGGCGCGGTGAATGACGTTGCGCGATACGCACTAGGCACAGGATTGACACCACAAAGCCAAAGCGCCGAAGCGAAAGCATACGAAGACTATTTCGCCGAATGGAGCAAAGTTTGTGATGTTGCGGGCCAATTTACATTTGCCCAAATGCAGCGGATGGCATCCATCCGAATGGACGTTGACGGTGACATCGGCTTTTTGATGATTGGCAGGCAGGACGCTTTTCCTCGACTGCAATTAATTGAATCTCACAATATCGCCAGCGAATCATTGAAATATAATGAGGCAGGCCATGACGGCGTAATGGTTAGCCCAAGCGGAAAACCGACAGCATACAACGTCAAAAGCGGAGATGAGTTTCGCAGCATTTCAGCAAACAATTTTATCCTAGTTTATGACCCCGACCGCGTTGCCCAATTGCGCGGCGTTTCGGCGCTAGCGCACGCAATCGACCACATTCGTGATGCGACCGACATCCTCGAATTTGAAAAGGTTGGTGTCAAAATGAACAGCGCCATAGGCATGGCCATTACCACGCAAGGTGGCATCGCAGACGATGGCAGCAGCCTCATTGAAGACGGATATAGTGCCGCCGATACGGGCACAGTGGCATGGGACACATTTCAGCCTGGCATGGTTCCACGCCTTAAGATTGGCGAATCAATAGAGAGTTTCGCGAGCAACAAACCAAGCGCCGCCTTTGCTGGGTTTTTGGAATACCTTTTAAGAGACGTTGCTTTAGGGCTTGGCGTTCCTTACGAATTCATCGTGGAACCATCAAAGCAGGGAACCGCTTCAAGGTTTATCCTCGAAAAAGCCGCACGAAGATTTGAAGAGCGCCAAGCTCTTATCACCAGCCGATTGTGCAACCGCGTCTGGGGCTGGGTTATCGCGCGAGGCATCAAGCGTGGCGACTTGCCAACAAGCAGTGATTGGTGGCGCGTCAATTGGCAAGCACCAAAAAAAATCACCGTTGATTTAGGGCGAGAATCTAAGGCCAATCAAGACGCCATAAAGATGGGCTTGCGCACCATGCGCGAAGACACAGGCGAACGCGGCCATGACTGGCAGGACATCCGCAACCAAGTAGAGCGCGAAGCAAGCGACTTACTTGAGCGGGCAAAGCGTCTTTCTGAAACCTACGAAATTAAAATGGACACCGCGTTGCATTTGTTAAGCCAGCGCACGCCAAACCCAGTTTTTGATAATGACAGCGAAACTGACGCATAAACTAAACAATGACGTTTGGGCCATTCTGCCCGACTACCACCGCGCGCTGGCAACGCAGTTGGATGAGCATGAATACAGCGGCAACGGTTACGATTTGCCGCGCCCAGAAGAGGAAAGCGGCGTTGCTATTATCCACATTCACGGCGCCGTTGGCAAAATGCTAACCGATTACGAGCGCATGTTTGGAATGACCGACTACGACGACATAGCCGAACAGGTAGCAGATGCAGACGCAAACCCAAACATCAACTCTATTTTGCTGCACATTGATTCCCCAGGCGGAACCATTACGGGGCTTCCCGAGTTGGCCGCGAAACTGCGCAACGTCAGCAAACCATTGGTGGCATACACCGAAGGCACAGCCGCCAGCGCCGCATATTGGATAGCGAGCCAAGCGGACAGTGTGCTTCTTAGCGAGAGCGCCGAGGTGGGGAGCGTTGGAGTTTACGTGGCGCTTTTAGACCAAACCGAATACCTGCGCCAAATGGGGCTAAAAGTCAACGCAGTCAGCGCAGGAGAAAACAAGCTGGACTATGCTGACTTCAAGCCACTGAGCGAGGAAGCGCGGGAGCGGCTGCAAGCAAACGTCAACAAGTGGCACGAACGCTTTAAGGAAGAGATAAACAATAAACGCACAGTGCCTCAATCCAGTATGACCGGCCAAACCTACGAGGGAATGGAAGCGGTTGAAGCTGGGCTTGCTGACGGTGTGGTGAACGATTTGAACGAAGTCATTGGGTTGATGGCAAATTTATAAACACATGAAAACAATACTCGATTTAGTAAAAGCAAACGTAGAGTTGTCAAATTTGGCTGGCAAGCTGGACGAAGCAACTGCTGCGAACCAAACACTGCAAACCCGCCTTGAAGAAGCAAGCGCTTCTCATGCTGCGGAAGTTGCCAAACTGGGCGCACAACACGCCCAAGACATAGAAAGCCTTGAAAGCAAAATCAAGGTTTTGGAAGAGACCAATTTGCTTCTTGAAGAGCAGCAAAAGAGCGCAGACGAAAAGGCCGTTGAAATTGCGGCAAGCGTTGGCGTAGACGCTCCAGTTGAGGAAGCCACCGAAGAGGAAGCACCGGCATTGAGCCTTGAGGCGCTATGGCAGCAATACAATGCCATAGAAGGCAAAGATGAACGCCGCGCTTTTTATCTAAAAAACATCAAAAACAAACACTAGAAATATATGGCTAACACACTCAACGGCATTAATTTGGCCGCAGTAGCCGAGCAAAGTCTTGACTACTTATCAACACAATTTCATCCATTGCGAGCATTTGCTCGTGATTTTTCTGATGAAATTTCTGGGCAGGGGGAAAGCGTAACCACTCGCGTTCCTTCCAGCATGACCGCATCTGACCTCTCAAGTGGCTACACTGCCAGCGATGTCACCAGCACAGCGAAGACCATCACCTTGAACAAATTCAAGGGTTACAGCATGGCCTTCACCGACATGGAAGTTTCCAAAAGCGGAAATTTTGATTGGCTGTCTTCCGTCTTCCTGGCACCCGCTTTGGAAGTCACGCTTGACGCCGTCATGGACGATTTGCTGGCATTGGTTCTAAACGCAAACTACACCGCCAACGAAGTCATTACCGCCGCCAACTTTGACGCTGACGAAGTAGCCGATTTGGCCGCAGATTTGACGACTGCCAAAGTGCCAAAAAGCGAGCGCGCCCTTATTCTGCCGCCTAGCTACTATGCCAGCGTGCAGAAGGATGCCATCGTTCAGGACGCTTCCAGCTATGGCGCAGCATCGGCGGTTCAGGAAAACGCTGCTCAACGTGTTCACGGTTTCAGCCTCTACGAATACACCGGCATTCCAACAAATAGCGAGAACTTGGCAGCCATTGCGCTGCATCCGTCCGCTTTGTTGCTGGCTGCCCGCACACCTGCCGCGCCTGCGGACGGTAGCGTAAACGTTCAAGACATTGTTGACCCATCAACCGGGTTGCCTATTCAGTTGCGCACATTCTACGACAACGTGGCCGGCAAGCACTACCTGACAATGGGCGTTCTCTATGGTGTAGCCGTTGGCAATGGGGCCGCACTCAAGCGCATCAAATCCGCTTAATTAATATGAGCAACACACTGGCAGGAGTTACACTCGAACAGGTCAGCGAGCAAACGCTTGATTTGTTAGGTGATAATTTTTGGATGTTCTCGCTGTTTGCACGCAATTTTAGCGACAGCATCCGAGAGCGTGGGGACCGCACAATCACCCGCGTTCCTGCCAGTGTTTCAGTGCTTGATTTGTCCAATGGCTATACGGCCGGCGATGTGACAAGCACCGAAATCGAAATTGAACTTTCGAATTTTAAGGGCTTTTCAATGGCGTTTACGGAGTTTGAAATCTCCAAAGCAAAAAGCGCCACCATACTCGAACGCGTTTTCACGCGTCCAGCCATTGACGCCACAGCAAAAGCAGTCGCCGACGATTTACTGGCGCTTGTTACGCCATCAAATTTCCCAGCCAAACAAGTGCGCACCGCCGTCAATTTTGATTCCGATGATTTAGCAGATGCGGCGGCAACCATGACGACAAACAAAGTGCCGCGCGGCTTGCGGAGCTGTATGCTTAACCCACAATACACTTCCAGCTTGTCAAAAGATGGGGCTATCGGGGTTGCAAGCGCATTTGGAAATCCGCTTCCGATTCAGGAAAACGTCATTTCCACCGTCCACGGTTTTGGTATTTCCGAATATCAGGGCATCCCAACGGCAAACAATTTACAAGGCTTTTACGCGCACCCAAGCGCTCTTTGCATAGCAGCGCGACAGATTGCGCGACCAACTTATGGCGGCGCGGAAATACTTGACGTTATAGAGCCGCGCACAGGTTTGCCTATACAATTTAGAAAATTTTTCAGCCCGCGCGAGGGTAAGTATTACATCACTTGCGGCATACTTTATGGAGTTGCAAAAGGGCTAACAAATTCACTGATTAGAATCACCGACATTTAAAAACATGATTATCAAACCTTCATTTTGCGTCGGCATTGACGCCAGCGGAGCGCCTCACATTATCGCAATCGGGGACGCTGAGACATGCAAGCAAGCGTTCACCAACGAGCGCGAAAATCCCAGCGGCAAATATGTCAGCGCTGCCGTTTACCGTAAGCCGCCATACTGGAAACGCGCCGACATTGCCATTTCGGAAAAGCCCAAAAAGACTTCCAGCAAAAAAGGGTAGTAAAAACGGGCGGCGCTTAGGTTTTTGGTTATCCTGGGCGCCGCCATTTCCCTATGGCAAACAACCGCATCATAAATCTGCGCAGCGGGTGGCTTTACGAACAAGCCGACCACCAAACGCCGACCACGTTTACAATAGTGAGCGAGGGTTACACATTTGCCGCTGGTGAAACCATTTTTAGGGTCACTGCTGACGCGGCACAATACGGCGCGAGCGCTTATACAGTGCAGCGGACCAACGAAAGCGGTGAGTGGGAAGACGCATACACAGTCACGCTTAACGTCCCAGACGGAAGCGGCACAACGCGCACCGATTGCTTCCACAGCGTTTCCCATAAAAACCCAGTGCCGCACACCCAATTTCAAAGCAGCTACACCATCGAAAAAGGCGCCGCCCATACGCGCCAAGCGTTCGAGCAGCAATTGGCATTGGAGAAAATCCAAGGCGTTACTTTTGATTATCAAGGAAATATTTTTCGCGGCATGTTGAGTGGCAACACTGAGACGCGCCAACTCGAAGACGGTGGTTTACTTGAAGGCTATGACGTGACGCTAACCAGCTCGCGCCTGCAATGGGTAAACGCATCAGTGCAACCCATAGTTGGCGCCACAATAGCCAACAATGGCAAGCGATACAAAATTGAAAACATCGTTACGCTGGGAAGCGCGTTTGAATTTGGGCTTATGAAAAAGCAATGATTAAGCTGGAAGTAAACACTGCGAGAATCAACAAAGTGCTTGATGCATACATCAAACACAGCGGGCGAAATTTTGGCAACGAAGTAAATAAGCGAGCTTTTAACATTGCTCTGAAAGCTGCCAGCAAAACGCCCAAAGTGAGCGCTCAGAAAATCAGGAGAGAGATGATGAAAGGCGCAAATGTTCAACCCGCAAAAAGCGGCGGAAAAAAGAAACGCGTTCCATTGGCCGCCATTTTGACGAATTACCACAGAGGCAAGCAGGGCAAGAAAGGGCTTTGGGGGAAACCGATGCAAAAAGCCGTTGACCGCGCCATTGAACACAGGGTGGCGGGACGCGCATTTATGGCGGCGGCATGGTTAGGAGTAGCGCATGACATTGGTCCATTTGTTTATCCTCGTCGCCGTGTCAGGTCTCGCGCTCCAGTAATCGGAAAGCCAAAAGGTAAAGGCCGCCCAGAAAAACGCATTTCACCTTTGAAGCCAACTGCGAGCGGAGAACATGGCTCTTCAGCAAGCAGCAACGTCAGGGGCGCCAGAAAAGCGCTGAGAACCGCAATGAATGAGGAAACGCGCGACATGCTCAAATACTTGCGCAGGAAAATTCCTAAAGAAATCAAGACCATCGACAGAACTGGAAGCACCAGTTCATTAAAAATAGGATGAGCTACCGAAGCCAAGCAGAAGAAACGATTAAGGACTACCTCGAAGCGCTTGTAAGCGTTCCTGTTTATACAGGCACCAGCGACCAAGTCAAGGAAATGCCTTGTGTCGTTGTCGCATTTACGGGCGGCACAGAAAACCCTCCGCGAACTGGCAACATGGATTTGAGCGTGGAGATTAGCATCTCCAGCGAAATAGGGGAGGAAGCGCAACCTGGCGCTATGGCGACACACAACGAGATTGTGGACGCCATCGAGGAAGCGATTATTTACGCCGACTTAATGGCCATCAATCAAACATCTACGGATTTGCACATTTTTGGAATCAACGAAATTTCAGGCATCGAGCGTGACACTGACGGAAGCATTTTGACAGAGCGCATTTCTTTTTCAATGGCCGCAGCATTGGGCGATTTTTAACAATTAAATATAAGCAAAACTATGGCAAAATTTACAAAAGGAACGCCGATAACTTTCGGCACACATACACCGGTTACGGCGGGGAGTGCAAATCCTAAGGGCGTTGTTTCTCTTGAAATTATAGACGACAGCAGCGGCAGCGATACAACACTTTTTCGCGGAGAAATGTATGCAAGTGAAATCAGGTTAAGCTACGAAGCCGACACAAACCAGTCAACAAATGGAGACGGAGAGGTGGTTAGCCATTGCACATACAATCAGCGGAAAGTTTTAAATTTGACGGGTGTCATACTTTCCAACGCGGTCGCTAATTCTGTGCCATCAGGAACAGACGCCACCATAGACAAAGCGAACTCAATGTTTGCCGCGCATTATTATGCGGGGTGCAGACTAAAAATAAACCATCACGAATGGAGCGAAATTAACGCGCGTGACACACCGCCCACATCTGAAAACAATATAGGCTCTCAAAGCGGAGGCTTGGGAGATTTTACCATCACCAGCGCAGAAAAAACGCGCAGCAGTGCATCCTATGCTGAGTGGTCTATATCAGCCATTGAATATCTGAACGTTGTCCACGGCGGCGCCGACACTACCACCAACTAATGACTAACATTTGGGCAGAAACTTGTGCGCCAGGTCACCATTACGTGGCCGGCGCTAAGTTGCGCCCATTGTCATTTGGTCACGCTCTACTAATGGAGCGCATCGGCCTTAACGATATAATAACGCCACTTGAATTCCATTGCTTTATCGGCATTTGCTCGCGCACGTATGAGCAAGCCGTCAAATGGTTGGGTTGGTATTTATCGCCTGTTGGTCAATGGTATTACGCACGAAAACCAATGCCGCGCAACAAAAACGCGGCACTTGCGGAAGCGATGGAATACGCGTTGCAGGCACAACAATTGCCCGAACTATTAGGCAGCGAGGATAGCGTTGAAGCTGGTGCGCGTTATGGTGCGCCGTTGCTGCAAATTATACGCTCAACAGCTTTAGAGCATTTGAATTATCAACCCGACAAAATCAATGATGCTCCTTTTGGGCAATTGGTCTGGGATATATTGGCAAGGAACGAAATGCGTGGCGGGGCAAAAATCATACACGGCGAACTTGCCGCAGGATTAGCAGCTTTGCAGCAACTTCAACAAACACGAACGGAGGCGCAAACTTGAGCTTTTTAAATTTCAAACTTGGGCTAGACATCCGCGCATTCAACGCAGGCATAACCAAAGCACGCGCCAGCTTTAACAGTTGGAGCAAGGACGCCATAAAAGGCGTCGGTGGCCAAATCGCTGGTGCAATGGCGCTGGAAAATGTAGTGCGAAGCGTTGGCGGCCTTTACAGGGACGCTGCACAAATACAAAGAGAAGCGTTTGCGCTGGGGATTTCCACTGACGAATATCAGGCGCTAGGAAAGCAAGCGCGTTTAGCTGGTGTGGATGTGCAGGATTTGGTTGATGCAATGAACGACCTAAACGTTCGGCAATACGACGCCATCGATGGCAGTAAAGAAATGCAAAAAATATTTGAGCGCTACGGTGTCACATTTGAAGAGGGTGCAAAAAGCATTCGACAGCCAATGGACCTTTTCCGCGAGTTTGCCACGGGCATGGCAAAAAGCGGATTGTCACAAGGGCAAATTTTGCGCGACCTAGACGAGACCATGAGCGACACAGGCAAGCGTTTAGCGTTTGGAGTTATGCAAGGCTTTTTCGAGAACTTGGACTTGAGCGGCGTGAGATACAAAGGCGAACAAATCGGGGAATTTGCATCAGCTTATAGGGAACTTGAGCAGACAAAGGCCGATATTGCCGACTATAGCGTTTATGCGATGAAATACTGGTCAGACCTAATAGGCAGCGGATTGGGTTCGTATATGGGCGCCGTAACAACCGCACCGCAGGAGCGACAGTCCGCTTTAATGCAGCGCAAGCTGGATGAACGACTCGCAGAACAAACTAAAACCTTGAAGTCAATTGACACCAACACCAAGCCGTTAATTTTCCGATGAGTCTACAATTCCGAGGAACAACAGCGCTGACCGTTGAAAACATCGAACGCAGTTACAGCGAGAGCAACGGATGGGAGAGCGTTTATCGCTACAAGGGCCAATGGGCAAGCATCGACGCGGCAAAAACTAATGCGGCATACGTTGGCAACGCCTCGCGCGTTAACGTGCAACAGGAGCCTGGCGGCTACGGTGTGCTTGAGGTAACGTTTGCAAGCCTCGATAACAGCCTGGAGCAAACAACAACCGACACGCCAGACACCGACAACTGGACATTCACGCCTTACAAGGTACAAAAATACGTCTGGGAAGCGCCCTATTTCAACGTGCTAAATGACGCGCGCATAACGAGCGGAAGTAATTTGCCAGGGCACAAAAAGCGCTTGCTGATGGCCGTCGAAGCATACAAGGCGACATCCCAATCAAATGCTTCAAGCAACGATTTCACAAACCCCAGCGAAGTTGCCGACTTTATTACTTACATTGACTCAGTGAGCGGCTTAACTGCATCGCAAAAACAAGCAGCGCGTGACCTTTGCTGGATGCTTATCAACGATGTGGAAACCTACGAAGTGAGCAAATACAGCTTGCGGAATACGCGCATAGTGCCAGCAAACACTACGCTTGCAGTAAACCACATTTACACCGGCTACCAGTGGACAACAAACAGAGTTGTTGATTTGATTTTAAGCCAAAAAGTAAGCGTCACAAAGTATGCAATTTGCGGCGATTTGCTGACGCAGTTTAACGGCACGTATTGGCGCAAAGAAGCGCCAGTTATCAATGAGCTGACAGGCGGGAAGTTTGAAATCGTGCAGGAGTTCACAAACTTTGACGATGGAGAGCTAAACTATTTATTGCACCCAATTTTCTCATGAGATTTCGACGATTAAGCCAGTTTTCAGTGCGCGGCATTTTGGATTCAATTCGCGCTTTGCAGGAAGCTGTTGAAGCTCTACAGCCGCAAAAATCAAGCGGCACGCTTATTGACTACAGTCCCCAAGGCGTAAACATTCGCGCATCAAAACTAGCCCGCACAAGTGGCGGCGGCGCAGCACCGACGACAGACCAGCCAGCGCGGTGGCAGTGAGAAAAATACACATTTTGCATATATATATTAGAAGGCTCTAGTTAGCACTAAACTAAATTTGGAGATATTTTATGGGAACAGAAAAATTCATGGCATTTAAGGAGGACGGTACAGCATACCGCCTCAAAGGGCGCATTCTGCGCTTCCTGGACAACGAACCAGTCAGCGATGCTGACAAATCAAACATTCGCACAACGCTAGGCATCACGGGGCAGGGCGGACTTGGAGATTTGCTAGCGGCAAATAACTTGGACGATGTTGCAAACGTAGACACGGCCAAAACGAACCTACAAATCCCCGACATAGGCACAGGTGCAAACGAAGTGCCGCTTTGTGGATTTTTGGGGAGTGGCGCATTCCGTGAAAACGACTGTATCGTCACTGAGCATACTAGCGTTGGGACGGACGCTGGTGGAGTGGCTGTGAATTTTTACGCAAACAATACTAAGCTATATTGCGTGAAAAACGGTCCAGTTGTCAGCGTCACTGGACGCTTAATGGTGCAAACAACCAGTGCTACCAATAACCTGCGATTCACGCTTCCGTATGTAGTTGGCGATTTTGGAAACGCAAGCGGAAACGGTTTTGCGAGCGTTGGTATACTTGACAGTTCAGCAGGGACATTCACCGCTGGTTACGCCACGTTTGAAGAGGGGAACGACTACGTGCAAGTTCGGCACACGCCCGAAGCGAATGACGAATATTACATCTCTTTTACTTACCACACTAACGCATAACGCATAACGCATATGAGCTATTCAAATTCATTTCCAACCCAACGCCCCACGCTCAACCTAGACTTTGCGAATTCGGGCAAACTCGACTCGCGCATCAGCTACAGTCGTTCCAGCACGGGGACGGCGTTAAGCTCAGAGCGGCATTTGAGTTCTGAAAATTTGATTCCGTATTCAAATGATTTGTCGCAAAGCGTTTGGACGAAGCGAAACTTGACAATCCCAGCTACCAATATAACAGCACCAGACGAAACCTCAACAGCATCTAGTTTACTGGAGACCACGGCAACGTCTACTCACGATTTTTACGAAGAATTTGCTGCTGTATCTGGTGCGAGCTACACTTTCACGCTTTACGCAAAAGCCAACGGGAGGGACACTTTTATTGTGTCTCCTCAAGCGACATCGACTATTGCCTCAGTCGTATTTGACTTAACGGCAGTAACCAGCACGGTCGTTTCTGGGTCTGCGGACAGTCACAGCATCACAGCAATTGGCTCTACGGGTTGGTATAAGCTTCAAGTGACAGTGACGGCAACTGGGTCTGGAACTGGTTTTTTACAGACCTACTTCAGAGTGGGCGGTTCGACCACTTATGCTGGTGACGCTACTAAAGGCGCATACATATGGGGTTGCCAAGTCAGCTCAACTGGCGAGACAGTTCTCAACGAAACAAGCGGACAAATACATCGCGAATATGCTCCCACGTTAAAAACAGCTTCTGCCAATGAGCCGCGCTTTGAATACACGGCTGATGGTGAGTCAGAGGGTTTGCTGATTGAAGCGAGTGCAACCAATTTACTCCCCTACGGTCATAACGGCTACAATTCAGGCGGCATTTTTTCGATGACGCTGGTCGATTTGAGTGCGTCTCAAAATGCAGCAGTCAGTCCGAGCGGACTGCTGGACGCTACGTTGCTCACCGATACGGGTGGCCTCACACAGCACCGGATTGACACGGCTGTTTCGGGTTTGGATACTTCGAAAAAATACACGCTCAGTGGATATTTTAAAGCGACTGGAACGACGACTGGTTTTTCGTTGCGAATCGCATCCGGAAACACCTACGGGGCTGAATTCAACTTTAGCACGGGGTATGTAAGTGCCTACGGAATAGCACCGGATAGCTATACATTTGAAACAGTTGGCAATGGCTGGGTTCGTGTAAGTATTACTGCGCCACTCGACCTTAGCACTGCCACACTACGCATCAACACTGGTCGAGGGGATGTTCAATCTGACGATTATTCGGGAATGCTTTTTTACGGACTGCAATTTGAGGAGGGGTCCGCACCGAGTTCAGTGCTGCTGACTTCTGGCTCGACTGTGACCCGCTCTGCTGACTCCTGCTCAGTTGCTACTGCTGACTTTGGATACACTGGAGGACCAATGAGCATTGTCATTGAGACTCCAGCAGGTGCTGGTGCGGGGTATATTCCGTATCTATTCTCATTGACCGGTGGCGACCAAAATTTTTACGCATTCAAAAACACAACCACGGCATCAGCCAGCGATGACTGGCGGTATCAAGTGGGTGGAACGGGAACCACTGTCAGTGGTTCTGCTGGGAGTGATACAGTCGCGATTCGCTGGGACACGGGAGATGTTAAAGCTCAGTTTTCTGCTGGAGTTAGTAGCACAAATAGTGGTGCGGTTGAGACTGCTTTTACTGGCTTAAAAATCGGTCAGTCCCCAGCAAACCTATATCAGCTTAACGGCAATTTAAAGCGACTCAGTTTGTATTCAGTCGCGCTTTCTGACACTGAGCTGGCGGCATTAGTGGACTAACAATAACAACTGACTACGAATCAAATGACATTCACAGACCTATACTTAAAATTCGCGGACGAAGCTGAAATGCGCTCCGTGCTTTTTGAAAAAGTGCCAACGGAATGGGACCGAAGCGACCCAGAAAACCCAGTGGCAACAGCGTGGGAGGAGCGGCAGTTATTCCGCAACACGGACATAATTGGACTCATTGTTGACACGCCAGCGGTGCTAAATGAAGAGGGCGAAGTTATCACCGAAGCAACTTTTGTTGATGGTTTCCATGTCAACATTCGCGCGGTTGGGGAAGACACGGCATCTCTCGATGCATACAAAGTGGACCCGGAGCCAAACACTCCCGCTAGAGTTTGGGCGTAAGAATGCAAAACGGGTGGGCAGAAAACTTGAAAGTGTCGCTTGTCGGGGCGGTAGGTTTTACCGTCACCGGCAGCACCCTTGACGAGTGGCTGCGGCTAGGCATCGCATTTGCCACTCTGGTTTACATGGGGTTTAAAGCTGCAAGTGCGGCGCGAAATTATTTTAAAAACGAAAATGAAAAAGTGGATTGAACTAGCCTTTTTATGCACTGCAATTATCACCTTGAGCGGGTGCAGCACACTTGAAAAAGCCACCGGCTGGGCGCTTGAGCAGGACGTGCAAACGCAAATTGTGGACGGCAAAGAAATAACTTCCACCAATTGGGTGGTGCGGCCATCTGTTGAAAACGGTTTGCGCATCACTGGCAGCATAATCCCTGGCGCTGGCGGCTTTTTAAGCGAAGGCATTATTGCAGCTCTGGCAGCGTTTGCCGCTTATCGCGGGCGCCAATGGAAGAAGGCCGCGGTGGATGCGGTGGACGCTGGTCAACAATTCAAACGCGCACTGGACAAAACAAATGGCAAAGCAAAAATTGCCGACATCGTGAGCGGCTTAAAAACACAGCAAAAATCAAACGGCACTTTTGCTTTCATTAAAAGCATACTAGAAAAAATTTAATATGGCAGCCTCAGAAATTTCTACATCAATCTTTCGTGACTTTTCAACAGCCACTTACGGCAACCAAGGATTAAACGCGACCGATGCGACCGAATACACTATCTTGACAAGCGGCAGCGGAAATGGTGTTAAGTTTCAGTTTTCGCAAGCGGGCTGGATGCTGCTTTACAATAGCAGCGGCGGCAGCATCACCTATACGGTACTGCTACCAGAGCCTGCACAATACCAAACCTTGGGCGTCACGTTTACCGACAAAACTATTTCGGTTGGTGCTGGGCAAATCCATTTGGTTAGCCTGGATAGCCGATACAAACACGATGATGGTTTCATTTACGTTGAAACCAACACCAGCAGCGCCGCCCATTTGCAAGTGGTAAAACGCTACACAATAAGCTAGATTGCGCTTATGGCGCTACAATACACACGCGCGGCGACCGTAGCAAAAGGCGCCGCGATAACATCGAGCCAATGGAATAAACTCTGTGACGCGTTCAACGACCGCTTGCTTGGCGGCGTCGGGGATTGTTCCTATCGTATCCATTATTTTTGGCATTCCCTGTTTCGCAACCTACGACAAAACAATGGCCTCCTGTATGCGCCAGAAGATGAATGGTGGAAAATCTACGCGCATGTGCAGCCAGACGAGGCTACCTTCCCAACAGCAAGCGCAGGAGACCCCGAAGGCGCATTTTTAGGCAACCCAATCAACGGATTCGTTTTCGGCAACAGCGACCAAGATATAAAAAGCGAAGCGGGGCGATTGTCTTGGGATGGCGTTGACGAAACAGGTATCTTACTGCACAACGTAGCAGGCGCACCAGCTACCGATTCCGAAAAATGGGACATAGGGCGCTATCAGCGCGGAGTTGTTGACGGCGCCAACACGAGCGACCTGTCGCTTGCCAACGCTTTTCAAGCCGCGCGAGGCCATTTTACTTTTGGTTTTTTTAGGTGGTACCAACGCGCATACGGTGGCTTTTTGCCTAAACCTGCATATCTTGGACAATGCGCAGACATGCCCGACTTCCCAAGCTACGGCCTAAAATTTACGAACACCACCACCAGCACAACAACCAGTTATTCCACTTGCCCAGGCGTTGCTGGCGCTGTTTTTTCTTGGTGGCGCACTGCCAGAAACTACGTTCTGCTCAATTGGGATGGAACAATAACATATTTACCAACGGACGAATATGTGGAGGGGCCTTACGATGGTGAATTCGACGACGCCGCACTTGAGCATCCAAACGGCGAACAACTAGCACTAGCGCTTAACTATTTCATCGAGCCATTTCGAGGCACTGCCGCAGAGCAAGCGGCCAGCGGCTACAAAGTGCAAGACAAGGCTTTTGATTTTGAAGGGTTTTTTACGCGGCAATATTATTTGGCGCCAGCATACGGAGAAGACGATGGCACCGGAACAGTAGAAGCGACATATGAGCGTTTTGAGTTCAATAATGCGTACGGCGCTGGAAGTTACGGAAGCCTGCCTGTTAGCGGCTTTCAATATTACAACATACATAGCGGTTTTGTTTTGGCTGGTGTTTTGGCTTTTCGCACAGCCGGAAGCGGCGACAAAGAATTTGCAATTGAAGTGGACGGGAGCGAAATAGGGCGCCTCACAATTGCCAACGGCGACGACAGCGCAAGCCTATGGTTTGAAGCGCCAGCAGGCGGCCAGGTTAAAGTTAAAACCATTAGTGGCATGGGTGCCACCGATGAAACATATGTTGAGATTGCCGAGCTGCTAGAATACCTGCCAGAAAACGAGGACGCTTATTTGGTGCTACGTTGCGCCAGCGCGGACAACTCTACCAATGACGCGGAAGGCACTAGCACAACTCAACCCAAAGATATATCTGATGCATATTTTCGCCACGGCATGATTTACAACGGCAACCGCGAAGATGTTCAGGATGATACAGTTTCGCTTAACAAAAACCCAGTTTATCGCAGCGTTGCCGAAAAAGTGCGGGAGCGTTTGCGCATGGTAGACAGGCACGGTCTAGTTGGCTACGAGGTTAGCAACAACAAAAGCATTCTATATTTCAACCGTCGCGCTTTTGGTTTGTCTTATGCCGACCAATTTGAAGGCATCGGTCCATCACCTGACGCAGTGGTTAGCGGCGCCATACAGAGCGGCGTTGAATACACAGTAACCGGCGGCACCAGCATCACCTACAACGGCGCTACCGTAGCAACAGGCGCTCAGTTTACTGGCGTTTTTGGCGTTAAAACCTACGCCAAAACAGCGGGCACAGAATCGGTTTTTGAATACGAAGGCATACGCAATACAGCACCCGAAGGCGGCTATGACAACAGGTGGTCTATGTTTATGCAGAGCATGAGCTATCAAGCCGCCAGCGGCAGCGCATACAAACCGGACGCTTATACCGACGTTATTGGATGGGGCCATGACAGGTGCGCAATGTTTTCAGATGACTGGACAAACATCGCTGGCGCTGGAACGCCGCCAGGCAAAGAAATTTTGCCATTTGTCACGCCTTATCCTGGCGCTTATTTGCAGCGCAGCGAAAACCCCACAGGCTACCGTTATTTGCTAAACACGCACGAACCACCGGACGCATACAGCTCGACGAGCAACTTAATTACAGCGGCCAATGGAACCGACTGCGACACACTACAGGAAGAGGGCGATTGCACGGGCGTTGAAGCGCACTATAAAAGTTGCAAAGTTTACGAACCAGATTACCGCGTCGTCAGCGTGCGCGATGCGGGAAGCAACCAGGTGCGCGTAGAGCTTGACCGCCGCCTTGAATACAACGAGGACGCGCCAGGCACAATTGCAAACACAAGCGCCAGCCGTACCACATACATTACAGCAGACAGCACAGGCGCCACAAATGGCGGCTATCGCACGCACGAAAACGCAGTTGTCGAATACTTGCGCTACACGGTAGACGGTGGCGCAGACTGCGGGCAGCGCATCGGCGACTTTGCACCAGACGCAAATTCAAGCAGCGGTTGGGACAGTAGCAGCATTCAGGGCGCATGTATGCCGCGGTTTTATTTCACGCGCCTTATCCCAAAGGTTTACGAGGACGGCAACAACACATACCAGACCAACGACACGCTCATGAGCAGCGATGAAATGACGTGGTTGGAGAGCGTCTTGAGGGCTATTTGTAGCGGTTTTATTGACGAAGCCAGCAGTAACGGGCAACGGCAATATGTTGACAGCAACGGACGCACCCAGTGCTACGACAAGCGCCTTTACGATTACACTTTTGAAAACCTAATGGTGGCGGCCAATGGCAAACCGCATTTCAGGGAGCTGCCAACGACAGAACGCGCTGATGCTTTCAAAGGTTTTGGGCCGCTTCCTGGAATGCTTGCATACGCCGACCATTTCAACCAGATTGTCAATGCAGTCAACAAACTCAACCGCGCGCGAATTTATTTGCCGGTGGATTTCCAATACAAACATTACGATTACATAAGCCAGGAACCCATTGCAGTTAACAGCCAAACCACGCCCAATTGCAGCACGGGCGCTGTATGGGCAGACGGGCAAATTTTCGCGGCTTCATGGACGCTGACAAGCTACGATGCCAACTGGCGCACCAGCATTTCGCCAACAGCAAACGCGTATAAGCAGTGCTATATTTCAGCCGACAGCAATGGGGACTGTGTATTGGAATGCATACGGCGAGATGTGCATTACCGGTTCGGTTTAGTCATGTTTGCGTTAGAGAGCTTGCCCGATGACCTGCGGACGCTGGTAGAGACCAACACAAGCCTGGGCTTTTCCTGCATTGATGAGTATCAAGTTTACGACACCGAAAAAACGCAAACGGTGAGCGGCAGCGGCTACGGCGTTGACGGCGCATCCAATGGCACTGAAGCCAAATACGTCCACGATGGTAACTACTGGGACTGGGACGAGGAACCAGACGATTGGGAAGCCGAATGCGTGTTAAGCAGCGGAGGAGTTCTTGAAGCCGACAACCCGCCAGCAAGTGATTATGTGGACACGTATGATGGCGGCTTTTATCTTGGCGCTGGCAATAACCGCAACATAACAGCAAACAGCATCCAGGCGCTTGTGACGGTGCCCCTAGTATAATATGGCCACCAACCCTTCAACATTTACCGCGACCGCGAGCTTGGGCAAGGTAACGCTTTTGTGGACTTCGAGCGTAGCGACCGAATACCGCATTTACCGCGCCACGGGCACAGGTGGCTATGTGTTAGTTTATACTGCCGACAGCAGCACGTTTTCACATGTTGATTACGTTCCAAATTATACCGTGAGCGGGGCGCTGCATGATTACGATTACAAACTAGCAGCTTGGGACTCTGGCGGCGAAGCGTCAGGCGTTTTTGATAGCGTGACCATGCCGGCGCTGACGAGCGCGGACGTAAACTCGACAGGCGTCCTTGACAGCGAACTTAGCACCGGTAACGTGTCCAACACCTACAGCAACACAACCACCACCGCGACAATCAATTTGCATACCACAACCATACATGATGGAAGAGCAGGGGCAACAGGCGTCTATGACACGCCGCGCTAAACTACGCCGACAGCGCATTGGTTTTAAAAAGCGCGAACCTGGTGACATGCCAGGCTTTTCCGCGATGGCTAAAAATTTAATTGAGAGCGCCAAAACTTTGGCGACTAAAGGGCTGAAAACTGCAAGTAAGGAGGAGAGGGAGCGGCGGTTAGCCATTTGCCGCGAGTGCGAACACATCGAGAGCGCAAACACCCAGTTTGAGCGCTGCCGTCAATGTGGCTGTGTTTTGGCGTTTAAAAGCGCCTTGGCCGCGCTTGGGTGTCCTCTTAAAAAGTGGTAATTTCCTAGCACAAAAAAAAGTGAAAAAAACTTGCTTGTTTGTATTGACAAACGAACATGCGCATGAGACATTGCATCCGTTGACAGCAACGTAAACAAACAAACGTAAAAACCATATGAACTATCTAAATACGCAACTCATTACCAAAATCAACGAACTCAAAACCCTAGCCGCAGAACACGGCATGGTATTAACCCAAACCAACAGCCGCATGAGCGGCAAATATCTTGACACTGTGCGCATATACGCAAGCGCTGACGACAAGGGCAAACCATCACGCGCATTGTGGACCGGTAAAAACCTTGCAGATGTAGCTAACAAACTGAAGCGCTTTATTCAAACGCCCAGCGATTTAAAACACAGCGCCCGCTACACGTTACACCATACCAGCTTAACCCGTGGCTACATCAGCCGCAAATCGGACGGCATTATTCGCGGCTACACTGGCAGGTTTGGCAGTGGTTACACGCTAGAGCATCCAAATTATAACAGCAACAGCTACAGCAACCTGAGCTATTACATCCAAGCATGAAGCACTTACTTTTTCTATTGCTAACAACCGCGCCCCTTCGCGCTGGCATTGTAGCTCTCACGCTGCTTGCCGAGGCCAGAGGCGAAGGTAAAAATGGGATGGCAGCGGTGGCAGCGGTCATTAACCAGCGTGCCATTAACCGCGACATTAGCGCGGAAGCTGTTTGCCTCCAAAAGTGGCAGTTTAGTTGCTGGAACGGCAAAACGGAATCTGACCTTGCCCATTTATATAACAGCAAAATGGCACCATGGGCGCTCTACCTTGAGCGCAACATTACGCGAATGAACAGAGCCAAAATTGGCAATGCAGACCACTATTTTGCCGACTATATCCAACCGCCCTACTGGGCACGCGGCAAAAAGCCTGTTGCTATCGTTGGAAAACATAAATTTTACAAACTGAAATGAACATAATTTGCAACGCTTGCGGAAATAAATTGGAGGTTGTAAGAATGACCGTCTTCGATGATACATACATCAACCCTTGTAAAAATTGCTTAAAATTGGCCAAACTTGAACTAATTGAAGACATCGAGGACGGTCGCATTACATTGGATGAAAACTGGAAATAAAAACGCGCTTAAAGGCGCTTCACCATTAAACAACCATGTGCAAATTCGCTGCACAACCAGCCAAAAACAGCACTGGTGGAGCATGGCCAGAGCAATGGGTATGACGCTGACCGATTGGATAAAATACAAACTAAAGCAAATTTAAGCCGCCAAAAATCTGCGAACACCTCATAATCCCACCGTGTTTCCTGCATCATAAAATCCCACCGGCGGCGCAATTTCGCCCAGCGAGTGCTGGACCGAAAGCAAAACAACAATAAACAGCATTGTCTAATAGTTGACCCTGCGGGCAGTGCGAAATACGACAGGGGCGGCGGCGCGTTGGATACAGACCGCCGCCCCACTTAAAAATGAAAGTAAACCAACCAGAGCCAGACTGGGACTTAGACACTCATGACGACTGGACACATATTTCAATGGCTGAAATAAACCGCGCTTGTGATGCATTTTTAGCCAGCAGAGGAGATTACAGTGGCGAGGAAGCGCGCCGAAGATTTGCCAGAAACGCAATCAGTAAAAAACGTGAACAGTAAAAACAAAGGCAAGTGCGGGGAGCGCGAAATTGCGCAAATCCTGACGCACCAAGGCGGGTGGGAAGCGCGGCGAACCGGATTTATGCAAAGCCAACAAAACCACAACGCCGCAGATGTTGAATGCAAAGCGCTGCCCATTCATTGGGAAGTAAAGCGCACCGAAAAGGTCAGCCTGCACGACTGGATAGCGCAGGCCAAAGGTGGCGCCAAAGAGGAAGAAATACCCGTGATTGCTTGGCGCAAAAATAACGCGCCGTGGTATGCGATTTTGCCGCTTGATGACCTTATTGAAATTTTGCAGTGCGCAGACTTGGAAGCGCTGCGAATAAGAAAAATGACACAAAAAACAACAAATAAACTATGAACAGCATAACAGACAAACCAACCAATTCATCACGTAAACTCACACCAAAAGGCACCCATGTGGCCCGTTGCGTCAGCATTGTGGACTTGGGAACCGGCGAGGAAACCTACAAAGGCGAGACCAAAATGCGGCGCATGCTCAATGTGACTTGGGCGCTACCGAAATGCACCATCGAAATCGAAGGCGAGGCAAAGCCGATGCACATTTCCAAGAAATTTGCTGCAAGCCTAAACAGCAAAAGCACACTGCGCAAAGTGGTTGATGCATGGCTTGCGCCAACAGAGCAGGAGCTTGCCAATTTTGACCCGCTCCAAATGCTGGGCAAAGAAGCGCTTGTTACCATTACGCACTACGAACGCGCCAACGGCGAAACGGGCGCAAGTGTTGGCAGCGTTTCGAGCTTGCCAGATGGCGTTACAGTTCCAAAAACAGATTCTGAGCCGTGGAGTTTCGACCCATGCAACCCATCCGTAAATTGGGATAAGCTGCTGGACTGGCACCGCGAGCGCGTAGCCACGTCTCTTGAATATAAAGCCGCAAAAGCCAACTTAGAAGGTGCAGACGATGAAACCGATTCAATCCCGTTTTAGTTTCAACTGCGACCTTGTCGGCGTCCACCAAAACATGGACGAACGCGACTATCGCGCCCAGCCTGCGCTATCAACTAGCGAGCTTAAACTTATCGAAAACCCGCGCCGATTTTGGCAGCGTGCGACAGGTGCCACGGCTATGGAGCGCACCGACTCAATGAAGCTGGGGACGCTGTTTCACACCTACATATTAGAGCCTGACGTTTTCGCCAAAACAGTGACTGTTTGCCCAGACGAGTTTTCTGACAAACGCACCAAGGCAGGCAGGGAATGGTGGGCTAGTTATGGCAATGAAAACACAATACGCGAGCCAGAGTTTAATAAATTGAAAACGATGGCAGCGGCATTTTTTAGGCTACCAGGAACTGACAAAATTGGGGACTGGCAAAACGAGGTGAGCGTTTTCAGTCGCCGCGCATGGCCAATAAGCAGCAAATGCCGCATTGACGGTTACGACCCAAACACCGAAACCGTTTATGACATCAAAACCATTGCGCCAGGTGGCGCCCATCCTCGCAAATTCGCAAGGCAAAGCCGCGACCTAAAATACCACTGGCAACAATGGAATTACTGCCATTTAGCACGGCATGAAGGGTTGCCAATTAAGCGCTGGATTTGGTTGGTGGTTGAAACTGGCGGGGACTTTTTGTCTTCGTCTTATGAGTTTGACGCGGACACGGTTTTTGCTGCTGGCAAAGAAGTAACTGAAGCAATGGACAGGCTTTTGACCTGCATTGACACCGACACTTGGCCGGACTACACACCCGACAAACCCATGACGCTGAGTCTCTATTGAAGCGTTTTGAGCGTCAACACTGGCACAAGCTCCAGCCACTCATGCAGGAGGTGGTGCGCAAGTTTTTGGTCAAATCTATCAAATCGGGCGCTCCCGATGATTTGCCCGACTGCTTCGCACCGCCTCTTATTGAGGACGACGCCGCAGCATTTGAAAAATACGCGCTTGAAATGTCGCAAAAACGCATTGATGCAGGATTTGCGCGGAGTTTGTTGGAAGGCTTAAAAATGCGCAATTGTCCAGAATTAAAAGAAAAGCTGAAAAAGATAAAACCATGAACACACCAAACCGACCGCCATCGTGCGACCTGCCAAAAGAATTCTACAGCTCCAAGCTGAAACCGTGTCCTTTTTGCGATTCTGACCGAATAGACAACGGCAATAGTATTTTTTGCTTATGTTCAGATTGCGGTTTATGGGGGCCAGACAAAGACCCACACGGCCAAAAATGGAACTCCATACCGCGCCGCTCCGAGGTGCTGGAGTTGATTGGGTTAGTTGACGAGGTGCTTTCATGGGGCGAAACAATAATTGATACTCACAATTTCCCAGAAGACGGCTCGGCTATTGTGCATGACTTTATAAAACTTCAAGCATACGCCGCTAAACTTACAAAGGAGATAAAACCATGAAAACCAAATACTGCGGTGGCTGTGACAAGACAAAGCTAGTGAATGACTTTGCACGCAACAAGCTCGCCCCAGACGGCAGGCAATACCACTGCCGCCAATGCATGAACGCATACAGCGTTATACGAAAAGCTGCTATTAAGGAGGGCACATGGCGAAAATAAAAACACCATTTATTCCTGGTTGGATATTTGAGCAGGGATTTACCGCGCGACACATAGCTGTTTTGTGTTACGTTGCACGGCGCGGGCAGTGCTACGCCTCCCAAGCCACAATTGGAAAATGCATACACATAGAACGCCATGATGTGGGGAAAATTCTACGCGAATTAGTAGCACATCAGTGGCTAGTGCTGGCGCCAAATGGCACCAATAAACGCGGCACAAAATGCTACAAATTAGCCGAGCAACCAGGCATTCGCCTTGATGCGCCAAAGAAGCAGACTTGGCGCCAAATGGCGCCACAAAGTAATCAACTTAATAGCTATAGTACAGCTATAGGTGAGCAGCCAATGCAAACAAAGCAAGACAAAGCTGAAAACATCGCCAATGCAACAGAAAATACTTCTTTTCAAGGTAAAGATGTTTCGGGGCATAGCGCAGCGGCCGTACGTGCCGCCATAAACGAACAGAATGCCACCAAGGAGGCACCAGGGGCCGAAAGCAGTATGAACACAGCGGAGGCAGTAAAAACCACCCTTACAAACGATTCTGAAGGCATTCAAGGCAAGGACAATGTTTTGTCGCTAATTTTCGGCGGCATGGAGCATTTGAGAGGCCGCCGTCCTGCGAATAGAAAGGCTGAAAAATGGGCGTGAACAATTTAATAATGCCTGCCGAGATTCCTTTTAGCGATAGAGCCGAAAAGGGCTTAATTGGTTGCTGTATTTTGGGAGCCTATTCGGACGCAGTTGCGGCGGGCATTTCTGAGCGTCATTTTCATGGACTCAACGCTTTGGAGGCATGGCGCATTATGGCCGATTTGGTGGAGGCTGGCGCAGACATTAACGAGGTTAACGTTAGCGCTAAAGCGCCCAAACTCGGCTTGTGGCTTTATGAGGCAATCGAGAAAGCGCCAACTGCAAGCAACTTGGGCTTTTGGCTTCCAGAGCTACAAGACACAGCCACACGGCGCATGATTTACCAGCGCTACTATGACGCGCTGCACGCTGTGAGCGACCCAGAAACAGACACCAAGGCGCTATTGGCGAAGCTGGAAAGCGACTTTTTTGAAATCACAGCGGGGCATAGCGGCAAAGCCAGCGACCAAAAAAAACGTTGGCGTGACTTTATCGAGTTACTCGAAACAGCATATCCCAACGGCTTGCCATCAACCGGCATCCGAACAGGCATGGACGCAGTGGACGACATTCTGCGAGGTTTTAAACCTGGCAGCATGAACACGCTGGCAGCGCGCCCAGGATGCGGCAAAACGGCCCTTGCCTGCCAGTTGGCGCTCAATGCCGCCATGCAGGGCAAGCAGGTGGTCTATTGGTCTTACGAAATGCCATTCGAGCAAGTCATTTCGCGAATGGTGGCCAACCATAGCGGCGAGGATTTGGGCCATTACATGGAAACGGGACAAGGCAACACGGCAAAAATAATCGAAAGCACAAAGGCCATCGCGCAAAGCAAAATTATAGTAGAGGACCAAGTTGACACCAATATAACCCAACTGCGAAGCCAGGCACGCACCCACGCGCGGGAGCGCAACGCAGAGCTGTTTGTTGTCGATTATTTAGGGCTAATCCCGCCAGCGTATAGGGGTAAGGACAGGGTGCGCGAAGTGGGCGAAATATCGCAGGCGCTAAAAAAAGCAGCGTTGGAAACAAAAGTGCCTTTCCTTGTGCTTTGCCAGATGAACCGAAGCATTGAGGAGCGAAGCGGGGAGCCGCGGCTTTCCGACTTGCGCGAAAGTGGAAGCATCGAGCAGGACAGCGACACCGTTTCCTTTCTTCACATGGACCCAAACGAAGAGCAATTAACCCAATTACTTGTCCGAAAAAACAGGCACGGCAGGACAGGCAAAGTGGGGCTTAATTGGACAAAGTGGAACGGGAGATTCTCAACATATAACGAACCAAAAACAGACATACTATGATTATCGGAATCACTGGACAAATGCGAGCTGGCAAAAGCACTTTTGCGCGGCACTTATCTAAGGCACTACAAAACAGTGTCATTGACAGCCTAGCAGCGCCAATTAAGGAGCTTGCGCATGGAATCACGGCGCCAAGAACCGGAAACGATGCGGCAGACAAAGAGAAAATAAGGCCACTTTATCAAGCCATTGGCGAAACTATGAAGCAACTATACGGGCGCAATTATTGGCTCAATATGGTGGAGTTTAAGCATAAAAGCCGCATAGTCAGCAATACAGAACACGTCATTATTGACGATTTAAGATTCCCATTTGAGGCAGAATTCATCACAAAAATGGGAGGTTATGTGGTAAAACTACAACGCGAAAACAACATCGAAACACCAGCGAGCCAACACGTAAGCGAGACAATGGTTCCGCAAATAGTAGCAAACCAAACCATCTGCAACAATGGAACAATGACCCAATTAATTGAAGCAGCGCAACGAGTTGCCAAAGCTATAATATGAAGGAAATACAGGAATTTTTAGATTCGGCATATGAGAGTGGAATACGCGACCCAGTAAAATGGATGCAAAGCAGGGGTTTGCAGATGTTCCATTGGCTAAAAGGCGCCTTTCCTCGCAACATTTTGCCGAGCGATTGTGATGGTGAGGTAGAGATTGGCGGGCACTTTTTGCGATTGGAATTCAAATCTGACGGCCTCGTAAAATATAACCAAATCCCAAAAGGCCAGATGCGGCAATTTCGGGCATTGGTCAAGACTGGCATATTTACGGTTTTCATCGCAGGCCATGACAAGCGCGGGGAAGTTACATGTTTGCGGATTATCAGCAAAAAAAACGGCAAACCTTCAGAAAAATATATCGAACAAATCGACAATGACGGAATGCATAAACTATGCAAACAATGGGCACAGCAAGCCACCAAGCACCCATGTTAGAAAGAAAAAACATGAGCAAAGACCAAATTAAACTAATGCATGGAGATTGCTTGGAGATGATGCATTACATAACAGACGCAAGCGTTGATATGGTTTTATGCGATGTTCCGTATGGCATTACAGCTTGCAAATGGGACGCAATCATCGCCTTTGAACCTATGTGGCAGCACTTGAATAGAATAACAAAAAAAAGCGCCGCAATAGTTATGACATCAAGCCAACCTTTTACAACAAAACTTATTGCCAGTAATTACAGCATGTTCAAATACTGCTGGGTGTGGGACAAGCACATCCCGCGCGGTTTTCAATGCGCAAAGTATAAACCTATGATGCAGCATGAAGACGTTGTGGTTTTCGGCAAAGGCAAGATTAAATATTTCCCACAAATGACAGAAAGGGAAAAGCCAAAAAAATCCAAAAACTACAGCAAAAAGGAATCGAGCAACCAAGTAAAGTACAACAGTGGCACACAATACATATACACCCACAAAAATCCAACAAGCATCATAAAAGGCAAATGGGAACCCAACAAAGGCAAAATTCACCCAACGCAAAAACCGGTGTCGTTGATGGAATACCTTATACACACTTACACTAATGCAAATGATACTGTTCTTGATTTTGCAATGGGTTCGGGAACAACTGGCATCGCTTGCAAAAACACAGACAGAAATTTCATAGGAATTGAAATCAATGAAGATTATTTTCAATTAGCTAACAACAGGATAAGCGCTATGTAATAAGCAACAAAAGCCAACTACTTTTAATTATTACTGCACCAAAGAATTGTAACCATTGAATGCTGGAGCCTCACACATATGACGACCACGAAGAGCCACAAGCGCCAGACTGCGCCAGCCAATGCAGCGCGGCGCTGTTGGAAATCATTAATTATATACTAGCCGGTGGCTCTAGCTGCCAAAAATCGCAAATCAGATTGGCCGCGATAGCCGTCGAGCTGAAGCGATTAAAGCCGACCGAAGCCGTTGAAATTTATGGAGTTAGCCGCAGCTCAGTGTTCAAGCACCGAAAGAGTTTTCGTAAACATTTGGGCACGTTCTGATTGCAAACTATACAATAAAAACCAAACAACCACCCCCCTGTAAAGTAATCTCTTGGAAGGAGATAAGAGGCAGGTTTCCGCGCACGACAGATCGGAAGAGCA